AAAAAGACTTTTTTTCAAACTTAATTTGATTTCTATTAAAGAAATCTTCTAGGTCCTTATGGACATTACTATCGTTGTCTAATATTATTTTCATGCTAATATTTAAGACCAAACATTACTGCATCTGATTTTTCTTTGAAATAAAAAATCACATGCCATTCGTTCACTGCCACACCACGCCATTCTGGATCTTCCATCATTCTACGTTGCCATTCATGATCTAACATCCAAGCCCAACGTTCACTAGGACGTCCAAAGTCTTGATGTACCTGTTTAAGAAGGTCAGTCCACTCATCAGGATTATAAGGTGTATAACGACGAGGCACTTGAACATAATCTTTCAAGTGCCTCTGCATTATGGTGTCTATGTCATCCATAGCACCTGTGATTTGGTTGAGGGCCTGCATAGTTATGCCTTAGGTGTTACAGTTAGAAAATGGCCCTCAACCAATTCTGTTATCCTTGACTAGCAAGTATGTACTTGCCATATCTCTGGTGAAACTCATCAAAGTTTTTAAGTTTAGTAGGTTGAAACGGAATAGCATATGTTGTTAGTGCAATTCTTGCACCCATAACAACCAACTCAGTTTCAAAGTTATCCATCATAAACCTAAAGAAGTTGTCGCTCATCGAATGAAACTCAGCATCTTTTACTGTACCTAATGCTTCTTTGAGTTCATAACACATACTAATTGTAAGTGAATACATTGCACTAACTTCTTGTACTTCAAGTTTGCTTACCTTACCGGCAAGTACATCTGTTGGGTTAGGAAGTTTACCAGCAATCTTTCTATGTGCTTGAAACTTAACTGCAAGTCCTTCACCAATGGTGCCAGCAATAAGATCAGTTGCAGTGGTATCCGTCATGTCCTCTTCAATAAGCTCGCTTACAAAACTCCATGATCTTGGAGTAGCAAAAGCACGACTTGCACTCTTAGCATCAAAGTCATACAAGTCCTGCTTGGCAAAACTCAAGTAACCTACTACATCAGGATGGATGCCATTTTCAACGGCCCAATCAAACCATGCTTCATAGTCTGCACGTATTTCAACATGCACAAATCTATTTGCAAGCGGAGTAGGCATACGGAATGTAACACCTTTGTCTGACTCTCTATTACCAGCGGCAATAATAACCACATTGTCTGGTAACACATACTTGCCTAAACGTCTGTTAAGAACCAACTGATAAGCGGCCGCTTGTACACTTGCAGGAGCTGAATTCATCTCATCCAAGAATACAGTAATCATTGGATAGTCTTTAGCAAACTCTGGAGATGGAAGATCAATAGGCGGAGCCCAATCCATTACACCATCTTCTTTGTTAAAGTAAGGCATACCTCTAAGGTCTGTTGGATCCATTTGACCTAAACGTAGATCAAACATATAACCGCCAGCATCATCAGTGATCTGCTGAACTATATCTGACTTACCAACACCTGGAGGTCCCCATAAAAATATTGGTCTTTGTTTTTTGAATGCTACTTTAATTGCACTTTTTGCACCAGCAGTAGTAACTGTTCTATATTCGACTTGACTTGAACTTGACATAAGCTATCTCCTTGTTTCTAACTGTATATACATAGTAACACAGGATAGTATTATGTCAACCGTTTTTGCTAATTATTTTCTTTTTTCTTTGCCGCCACCTGACCAGACGTCACGAGCATTTACTCGAATATAAGGTTTGTTGGTTTCATTGGTGTTTGGATTAGGTATAGTAACCATTACACGTCTGCCTTTTTTAAACGCGGCAAGTTGATTGTTTGCTCTTTCAACACTATGCATATATTCTTTTCTGAGTGCTTTTGATGCATGTTTAAACGGATTTCCTACCATGCCTTTTGAGGTTTGACTGGTTCTTGATTTTTTCTTACCCATTTGCTTTGCTCCATGCTTGTTCAAACTGTTCTTGTGATCGAGGTAAACGTTCGCAGTTGCCCCAAAGCCTTTTGATATATTGGTTTTCCATATGACGGATGTCAGACTCAGTATATGTGGCTGGAATTAACTGTCCTTTTACTGCAAACATTAATTCATTTTGAAACTTGTTACCGTTTGGCATATATCCTCCCAATATTTAAGTCTATCTGCCCAAGGCGTGCGATTTTTATCGTGTTCAATCAGTTTTCGCATGTACAATGCATGACCACCGTCCCATGGTGTTTTAGTACCAAAGCCACATTTCAGTTGATAGATCTGCAAGCCGTTATCATCGTATTCCCACAATCTACGATCAGGATCTAATTCAATTTCGTTCATAGTTGATCCTTAAAAATAATGAATACACCGACAATTTGTAGCATTAGAAACACAAACGTGAAAAGCAGTTGTCCTAGTAATTCTCTAAGTTCTTTTCTGTTCATATAGATATTTATTTAGACTGTTTTGATCTCTCAAACATTTGACTTACCAATGGCAAACTAACTGGGTGTTCAAAACATCTTTCATCATTATCTTTGGTGGTTTCAATAAGAAAAGCAGTTTCCTCAGGTTCTTGACCCATTGGGCATGAACAGATAGCAAGGCCATTTTTATCAATTTTACAGTTCCAACTAAAACAATTGCTGGCTCGTGCTCCTTGTTTTAATTCTGCACCACATTCTTTAACAGTTGCTTTCATTGCTTCTTTGTTATGCGAGAAATCATTTTCCTGTCTTGGATATTCTGATCTTGGCCAAAAGGTACTCCATACTGAATTCTCATCTGTTGGTTCGCAGCTTGTCATGTTACCAGCACTGAGGTCAGCAATGTTATCACCATAAAGTATTGGACAAGTACACTTAACTTCTGGAAATGATTCGCCACTTTGGTTTGTTATTGTTCCGCCTGTTGGAACACAAGCACTAGCGGCACACAAAGCAAACTGCCCTGTGCATATTGTAATTCCTTTTTCTGCAAATGAAGAGTGGCTCCAAAGTAGAGCCACTAGTAATAAAATTATTTTCATAAACGCCTCCGTTTATTTTTAATTATCCAAAATGTTATCAGCCTCTTCGGTTTTTGGAAAATGTTGACGATATTTGTTTACCATCAACTCTTTATTTTGTTCAATTGATATCAACCCTGATTCAATCTCTCTAAGAGCTGTCATTCCTCTTTTGTTAAAATGAGGAGTTAATGGCTGATTATCAGCACTATAACTTCTTGCTCTAGTAGAGGCCATCATTATTAAATCATAACGGCTACCGCCTACGTTTTCTATGCCTTTTACGTTACTAATTCTTGCCATTGATATTAAACCTTTCAATTGTTTCTTTAGTCATTAAACCATTGCGAAAATTCTCAATGGCATCTTCAACATAATGCATACTATGGTCACTGTAATCAATTAAACCTAGTAATCTGTTGTCTTCATAAAACTCGACATAGTGCTTGTCGCCGACTTTTTTATACTTTGTATCTCGATTTTCTAAATACATATTACCTCCAATACAATGCAGAGTGTTGCACATGTTTAAGGACCCTCTCACGATCTAAACGGGAGGTGCTGTGTGTCACCTCCGACCAGGTCCGCCTGATATTCTAACAAGGGATCTAGGCTCCCGTACCTCTTTGCAACTAGGGGGCTGGGGACATAAGTTTTACCTTCTTGCCCACCTCTTTCCAAACCCTGCACTGTAAACCTTAGTCTTTTCTAATGTTTTTTAACTTGTTTAGTTCGTAACTTTCACTGAGCCACCAAACCAACATTCCAAAACATGCAACAATGCCAAAACCTGTAACAACTTGTTGTGCTTCAAAACCATATGTATTTGCTATGTATATCAAACCACGTATGGCAGCTAAAACTACTGCTGTTCCAATTGCTATTAGGGCTAGTCTTGATACAATATACTTTGTTTTTTCCATATTAAAGTCCTTTCATTTTCTAACTTTATAATGTATATTAACACTATATATTGTGTCTGTCAACCACTATTTGCATATTATTTGTAGAATTTTACAGTACGTCTTGTGCCGTTGTTGTCTGTAAATGTAATAGTACTATGCGAATACACTGACTTTTGTGTCTCTGTATAAGTGGTTCTTGTACTACACCTAGTCTGATAACTGCCACCTGAGTTCTGTTCATTTTGTAATCCAAGCAAGCCACCAATAATGGCACCAGCAGTTCCACCGTCTGGCAGATCTTTGGTTACATTTTGTCCAATAAAACCACCTAACAATGCTCCACTTAGCATGTTGTCTGGTCCGACAGTGTTTCTGTTTGGTACATACACATCTGAACACACCTGTTGATTGTGCGGTTGTTGTTGCACTATACTTTTATAATGATCTTGTATGTATGCATTAACATTGTCAGCACTTGCACCAAATGCAATTGTGCTTAATGCTACTGCAACTGTTAATATTTTATTCATGTTCCCCTCCTGGATCGTTTTTATCTAGTATGACTTTTTTACCATTTACCCACACGTAGCCTCTGCTTCTACTAGGTGTATGGTACCTTTTATCTAAAAAGAATGTAGGACGTCTTTTGGCAATTTCAAACGTGCCCACTGTGATTACTATTCCTGCAAGCAGTAGACTATGAGCAACTGCACTGTATGCAAACACTGTAATACTACCTATACTCATTGAAAAAATAATACACCACATCCAGGCTAATACCTGCATAACCATGTGTCTTGTGTTTAAATCAGGAATGTTACTCAGTGGATTTCTATTATCATTCATCACTGCATTCCAACTATTTGTTATCCATTGTTTCACTGGATAGACTCCTTTTTTTGACTCTAAATACAGTATATGGTAACTTATTGGTATTGTCAACCTTTTATTTCAAAAAGCCTGAAACTTGTAGTGTATATTTGTCATGCATGCCGGCATTGGCACTGAGATGTAGATGATTGCTATCCCATAACCATCCTTCGCCTGCACGCCAATGTGTACTGTTCTGCCATTCTTTGTTTGCATCTTGGTAGGTAAGATATTCACCAACATGCCAGTCTTCTAAGTACATGTTGGCTCTTACTTTTAATCTGGTATCGTTGGGAAATGCACGTTTGATTTGAAAGAAAGTATCTCTGTGTACGGGTATCATGTTGCCAGGTGGTTGAAGTATCGTGCTTACTGTTACAACGTCAATTCCCAATTGTTCTCCTAGACTATCAAAGTCTAGTTGTTCTCTAGTCCACCAAAGTTGTCTTATCAGTGTATTTCCCATATCGTAACTGTCTGGAAAGCCACCAAACTTTTCGTGTATATCTTTTAATTCATGTACTTGATGTGCTATACAACTGCCACTGTGAACACTGTAGTCAGCCTTGGTAAAAATATCAAAATCATAATCTAGTTTTACTGCGTTTATCATGCAAATATTTATAGCTAAGTACATTAATGCTTGCAAAAATAAAAAAACGTTGGCACGAATGGCGTGCAAAATGGACAGTGGATCATACTATTGATGTTATAGTTGATATAACATTGTTACTGATAGATGTAATTGCTTCTCCTGTACTAATTGTAGTAAGACTTGTAAGATATGTGTTTGGAGAATGGATTGCTGATAGGCTGAAATGGACGATAAAAGCAATAGTACATTGGTATCAAAGACAACACCCTGTAGTCAAAAGATTAATTGTTGTGCTTTTCCTTTTAGCACTTCCGTTCTTATTAATTTTACTGTGGAGTTTTAGTAGTATATGGGCTATGTATTGGGAAATTACTTGGGGAGACAATTAGGCTTGTCTATCCCTTTACTAACTGCATTAAAAATTCAACTACTTCTTTCTTGTTTTTAATATAATCTAATTTACAATGATTCCAGGTATGACGATAGTCTGAACTTTTAAATTCATAATCTTCGTAACGTATTATTTTTTTAAATGTGATTCTGTCTCTAAATTTCGTGTACTTTTGGTATCTTGCCGTGAATTTATCAAAGTAAGACTTTTCCACAGTGATTGAATTTCTAGCAAACACTTTATTTGGAGCCTTACTCACATCTCGTGGTCTTGTTAGAGCCCATTGTATACACTCATTGATATACAATGAAATAAAAACATCAATGATATTTCGTTCAATCAAGTACATTTTTGTACGTGGGTCAGACTGAAAAAAGTGTAGTATATGTAAATCCATAACACTTACTGAACAAAATAAAACAAAATTATTATTCTTGCT